AAGATTACATATCGCGGGAAATAGGTGAGGCGGTAAATTTCCGCCGCCTTCTGGCAGACTACGCAATTGAGACGTGTGACAAAGTGGAATACGCGCCGCACCGGCCGGAAAAGATTTTTGAGGAAAACGGCGAAACGTTTTTTAATAGCTACCGCCCGAACATGGCCGAAATGAAGCGCGACCCGAATTTAAAAAAATCGGCGGTAAAAATCTTTAACGCTCACATAGATTTTATCGCGACGACGGACATAGAACGCGAGGGACTGAAAAACTATTTCGCGTTTTGTGTCCAGCGCGTTGGGCAAAAAGTGGACTGGACGCCTTTAATAATCAGTAAGCACGAAGGTCTTGGCAAGTCGGCATTCTCGGTACTCTTTAGAAAAATATTCGGTGAGCATAACTGCTCGACCGTTTCGGCGCAACGGTTACTATCGGGCTGGACCGACTTTATCGCCGAAAAACTTTTCGTCGTATCACACGAGGTTGAAACGCACGACTCCGCCGCGCTCACGGAATTAAAATCGCTTATTACTGAAAGCCGCGTCCGGGTCAATGCTAAATACGCCCGGACGTATGAGACAAATAACTGCGCTAATTTTTTATTGTTGTCGAATAAGTTGTCGGCCCTGCGTCTTGAAAAACACTCCCGCCGCTTTTTCGTGATCTACAACAATCAGGAACCGAAAGACAAAAAATATTACAATGAATTGTTCGACGCAATCGAAAACGGCGCGGGGTGGATTTATGATTATTTAATGAGCGTTGACTTGTCGGCGTTCGACGCGCACGGTGCCGCGCCGGAAACCGACGGCCTGGCGATGATCACCGAGGTCACAAAGTCGGACGCCGTATCATGGCTTGAAACGCAATACGAACAGCGCGCCGGTGCGTTCGCGTCGCCCATTATCGATATGGTGTCAATCGAGCGGGACGTCGCAACGTTCGCCCCGCCGAACGTATCCCGGTATATGAACAAGCAGAAAATCGCGATGTTTTTATATGGCTTGGGGTTCGCCCCGCGCGAGTATCGTATTCACGGCGTACACAAGCACAGTTGGTTTAACGGCGACGATCTGGCGTTCGAGCGGGAATTGAAAAAGCTGCGGGAAGCGGCGCAGAAGGAAAAAGAAAAAAGCGTTGCAATTTGACATTTTTTTGTTGACAAAGTGACGATGAAAATATTTCGTTCACGTATGCAAAACGATATGTTAGTAAAAAAATAAATCGGGCGGATTGTCAACACTACATATTGGACATTCACTACGCAAAAAGGTGGCCCCCGATTTCCTACGCGTTCGGTTTATTTGTGAACGGTGTTCTATGTGGCGTGGTAACATACGGCACACCAGCAAGCGCACCGTTGCGGCGGGGAATAGCGGGGAGTGATTTTATTGAGCACGTTCTTGAATTAAACAGGCTATGTCTTAAAAATAATAAAAAAAATGAAGCGAGTTTTTTAGTGGGGAACAGTTTAAAATTGTTACCAAAAAATAAAATAGTGGTTTCTTTTGCCGATTGCAGTCAATCGCACGTTGGCTATGTGTATCAAGCTACAAATTTTATTTATACGGGACTTTCTGCAAAACGGACAGACTGGAAAATTAGAGGTAAAGAACATTTACACGGTCAAACAGTCGCGGATAAATTTCGAGGAACCGCCAACCGGGCGGCGGCTATGCGTGAAAAATATGGCGAGGATTTTTATTTGCTGGACCGTCCGCGAAAACATAGATACATTTTTATTGTCGGGGATAAAAGATTTAAGAAAGACGTAACTAGAAATTTAAAATATAAAATATTTCCATACCCGAAAGGATAATACATGAAAAAAAAGCGCGTCAAATCGGTAGAACTGTTAAAGTTGCTCGACAATCATAATTTGCAAAAATACGATATATGTAAAATTTGTAACGTGTCGGCCGCGACTGCCGAACGGTACATCAAAAACGGCATCCCGGAGGCGCAATATAGATTGATTCAATTATCGCTGGGCGACCTATGACCAAAAAAATATTTTGTGTTGCCCTAATCGCGCTCGGGATCGCGCTTGATACGTATTTCTACGCGTTCCGTTTTATCGCCGACGGTCTACCGGTCGTTGTGGCCGTCGCGGCGGGAATAGCGCTTGAATTGTTACTGTCGTTTGCCGTCTATAACGCGCGCCGGGCGAAAATATTTGTCGTGATTGCCGTCGCTATCACCGCGTACGCCGTCGTGCAAACGGCGGCGGGCCAGACGTTCGCCCTGCTATCTCATACGGCGAGCGTCGGCGCGGCGACTGAAAACGGCACGGCGTCTTTCACTATCGACCAATGCAAACAAAATATTGAGCGGTTGACAGTGGAAGCGGACGGCATCACGGCGCAGTTGAAAAGCCTTCGCAGCGCCGAGGCGCGGGCGGCGTATGCAAAAACCATCAATCAAGCAAACATCCGGTTAGCGCAGATCACCCGCGAACGGTCGCGGCTTATGGAAATATTGTCACAAACCACGTCCGATACGGTGACAAACGCGCGCAGCATCGACAGCCAGAAATCAATTTACGGCTTTTACGCCGGAATGGTGGATTGGAAAAAAGATGATTGGTTGAAATTTGTTTTCCATTTCTTTTTGTCCGTCCTCATTGCAATTATGGCCCCGGTTGGAATTTTGTCGTGGGGCCACGCGACGGCCGTCCGTGCGGAGTTTTCCCGGCAGCAAATAGAAATGTTTGTTGCGGCCGCCTGGTATCGCATACGCAACAATACCGGCGCGACGGTGTTGTCGGAGGTCGCCTATAATGAGCTTTTACAGAAACGCGGCCACCCGGTCGAAACGGGTGTTTATTTCGCGCTCATGAACCGTTGTGTCCAGGCGGGGTTGGTCAACACCGGCGGGGTGGCGCTGGAAAAAGACCACAAAAAGGTAATTGAAAAATTGGCAGGCGAACGCGCAAACGCGCGATTTATTATTAAAAATAAAGTTGCGGACGCGTACCATCGGATTATAAAAGAAATAAAAAACCGCCCGTAATAGGCGGTTTTTGTGTTCACTGAATTTATCCAGGCTTTATTTCTGATTTAAAAAATATCGACACTCGCTTTCCGTGAGCCCGCCAAACTTATTGTCTCGGCAATATTCCATACGCTTGAATGTTCGTCCCTCCTTCATGGAATCCCGGCACGCCTCGAGGAGCATTAAGCACGCGGATTTTTCCTTTCCGTCCTTTATCCGGTACAGGCAATCGGCCGCGTTGAAACACTCGTCGCTCGAAAAATCCTTCCTGTTGGGCGCAAACATACACCCCGCAAGCGACATGATAAACAATCCTATCATTACCGCTGCCATAATCACAGCGATTGCAACGACGATCTTTTTAAACAGGTCCATTGGTGCCACCTCCATTGTTGTCATTTCTCCGAAAATTATACAACGCAATCCACGTCGCTACGAACCCGAGCACGCCAAGAATAAGCGCATCTGAAAGCTCGGCCCGACCGAGAAATCGCATAATCAGCATTGCCACGGCGAGAGAGCAAAACAGGGTTGCCCAGAAATACACCGGCGCCGGGCGGCCTTTTGCATATATAAACGCCTTCAGGTACTCTTTTATTTTACTCATTATGATACCGCCCAACACCGCCCGAACCGCGGCTCATTCATTATCATCGATCTCGGATACGCGACAAGATGACCCGATTCTCGCGCTCGTTCATTGACTGGAAGACGTCGGTCTCCGGCCGGATCATTGAAAATAAGATCATCACCGTCATGCCCCACCATTAGCTGATAGTGGCCAAATTTGTGATAGAGCACCCAGCAGCCTCGATCAATGGCGTCTATCATCTTGTCGATTTCCGCTTGCGTGGGTTTCCATGATTTCGGCCAGGTGTTGACGGTAAGCGCTTCGGCCTTGAAACCGCGCACATTGAGATATGGAATAATATACTCCTCGGTTTGGAATTTGTCGTTCCACCCATATTTATCGACGAACCATTGAAATATGTCGTTAACATCCTCGCCGGTTATCATCGCCACACAACAAATATTGCACGTCCGTTCCTGTTCTTTGACGTTCGGCGTTTCAGGTCGATCGAGCACATCATGATACTGATTAACATAGTGAGCGGTATTATTTATCATTATCATCCTCCGTGTTGTCGTTTGACGATTCCTATATTGATACGATCCACAGAAATTGCTCAATGCAGGTAAGTTTCTTTTTCTCGCTGCATCCGGTCTCGCACCGTTTGCAAAATTCGTTTCGCACTTGAAGATATGCAGCGGTCCATTCCATGTTTATGTCATTTTTTGAAATTCTTGCATCTCATGCAACTGCCGGCTTGGTGCTCTCCCTGAAGCTCGGAAAGCTCCTTCCGCATGGCATCTATGATTGACCACTGCTTAATGTCGCTCTGCTTCAACTGCCTGATAACAAGAGCTCCATAACCCGAAGCAATAAAGATGCAAAGCTTAATCCACATATTAATGTCATTAAGAATTGTAGCAGGCTGTAAATTCTGCAAAGCATGTCCCTATCCTCCTATAATTTTATCAATTGTCCGCGTAATAAAGCGGCCTGTTCATTCAGTGTTTTTATCACTGCTTTCGCGTCCCGTTTTGCGCTTGCACCTGTGCTTTCGTCGCTGATCTCCGCGACTGGACGGATGCGCCGGATGTCCAACTCGCGGAGTTGCGCCTCTATCGTCGCGTTAAACCACGCCTTGTATTTCGCGCCGCTCTTGATCTCGGCCTCGGTGCGTTCGCGGTGGCCGCCCTTGCCATCCGACACATACAGCGGTTCGCCACTCTCATGCGATCGCCAGTCGGCATCAGTGTAGTACCGTTCGTGTGTTTCCTCGGACAGTCCGAGTTCAGCGCTCATGGTGTTGGTTCCGGTGATATTTGCGTCCATTACGCCGGTGGTTTTGTTTTTAGCATAAATCATATCTTATACCCCACTACCGAGACTCCGATGCTTGATGACGTACCCTCTCTACATTTGAACAGGGAGTGCTTCATATATGTTTCACCGGCCTTGATGTCTGTCTCGTCGCCAGCATTGCACCGATATCCGTATGAGGCCCAATATGGGATGAACAGTGCTTCCACGGATCCGAGGTTTATCCTCAGTATTCCGCACTTGTCCACCGGAACATATGGTTCACGCACGACTGTATAGGAGGTTCCATACGTCTGCTCATTGAGCCCCTGTGTGCGAGCATAGTCCGCTGCACCACCAGCATTCAAAAAATGAAATTCGCCAGTCTCCATATCAATGTAAAATTGCCGTATTGCACCCGCGCCATCGCTCATAATCCGTATCCCGCTGTCCCGATACCCTCTGGTACCGATCGCGGAGCATATCGCGCCGTCAGAGATTTGCAGCGGCTTAAAGTTGTTGAGCTGGACAACAAAGTCGTTGGCCGAGAAATTAGCAACCGACAGATTGCCGTCGAGCGTGAGAGCTGTTGCAATACGAGATGACACAGAACAAGCTCCTGTTGGTGTATGCCCATCGGTCGTATTATAGAGCCATGTCTCAAATTTTGCACTTGCGTTCCATACCAGAAGGTCAGCGTCCGGACTGAATAAAAGGCCGATGTTTTGCCCGTTAATCTGGTTTAATGTGAGCGTGTTGGTTGGATTATTATTAGAAAACGTGGTGCGCGGCATCCACGTCAATACGATTCCGAGCGTTCCGTCAGATTTTTTATAAAACCACGGAATAAACCATTCGTTATTAAGTTTACCCGTGATTCCGTCGCCAATATCGCCGCCGTTTGCAGGTATATCATATTTTACAGTAATATCAGCGTCCGTTTTCTCTATATAGGTACCGTCGTGCAAGACGACGCCAATAAACGCGGCTTGCCCGTCCCCTGCTTTTCGACGGCATATTATTTCGTCGCCGTCTTTCCATACCCAATCGCACCATCTTCCGCCCGCGTCTGTTGTCAGTTTTTCGCGCGCGGATACTAATGCGGAAACTTTTACACTCTTTTTCGCGTAGCTCGCCTCCGAATCTTCGATAACGACTACATCATCAGCGGCGACGGCGATTTTTTCATCAATCCCTGATATTTCAGCGGCAACGTCTACATGGATTGCGTTTTCATCTTCCAGCTTTGCCCACGCGCCCCACACTCCACCAGAGTACACTATCTCCCACGTCTCCAACGACGTGTCGAGCATCGCCGTGAACCGCCCGGACGAATCCGTTGGGTTCCAAACGCCCGTAACGCGCCACGCGCCGGAATATGGCGTGTCCGTCACGCCCGCAGTGCACGTAAATTCCGAGCGGCCATTATAGGTATCCGCATTTGCAAGCGCGGCCGTTTTGAAACTTCCGCTTGTTAATTCGACAATCGCCGGATTCCGGCCATCCAGCGCGGTAAGGTTGCCGAAAATGGCGGCGTTATTCGCCCGCATGTGGTCGGCGCGTACAGCGGTCAAGTCGCTAAAAAGCGGCGACGGCAGCGCAGGATTGGACGGATCGGGATAGGGTAAGCTCATGATATTTGCCTCTTGTCCGTGATGGTATAGATTACATCGTCAATGTCAACGATAAATGTTTTTCCCGTTGGAATAATCCGGCGGAGTAATTCAAAAAGCGTCGCGGTGGCGGTCGCGCCGCCCGCCAGTTGCCGCAATTGGACGGTTATTTCGTTGGTCATAATCGCCGTCGCGGCCCACGTTGAAAACGTGCCGTAACCCTCAGTTGGCCCGTCCGCCGGGGGCGGTTGCGCGGAGTCGATGGCGTACGTCACGCTGGACGGAGACGGGGCCAGTACCGTAACGGCCTCAGGGATCGGGCGAGCCTCACCCGGTACGATAAGCCCTAGGTCGGCGTTAGGGGATGAATTTTTACGCCACGCCGTACCGTCGGAATAATACACCGCGCCATGGTCGCCCGTTTCGTCGTCTTCCACGATGCAGATAGTGCCCTCAGCGGCAACCGCGACCGGTATAGACGCCGAATACGCGGGCGGGGTGGAAAAATCTGATACCGGTCGAGGAGCGCACCACACGAGCGACGCGCCGGAAATATAACCGCGCGAATAATACGTCGCACTCGCGGCGGTGTTTGTCCACCCGGAAGGCGTCGCCCAGGCGCGCGCGGCGTACGTCGTAGGGGCGGGCGTCGAGGGCGGCGTTCCGGCGGTGGAATAGATGATAAAACCGGTGTCGGCGTTAGATGGCAGTAAATTACCCGTGACGATATATGGTACGAACGTACTGTCGAACCACGAAAACGGCGCAAGGCATAGCGTTTGAACGATGAGTAATATATTTTTAATCGTGCTACGATTCCACCCGCTTGAAATCAGTTTATAAAGCGCTGCCGCTTGATTGTTTGTACCGCCGAAAAATCCGAAACCGTATTGGGTGAGAAGATAATCGAGCCACGGCGTCCGGGGGCTATCAAGGTGGTTGACGAGCCACGGCGTCATTATAAGCGTTTTCGCCGCCGCCGCTTGTACCGCGCGGGCCGCTAAAATATTATTCCACCATGTGATAAACGCCCGATGCGCGGCGGGCGCGCCGGCCGCCAGGTTAAAATAGCCCGGCGGTGTCAGTTGTGCAACGGTCATTTTCGCGCTTAAATCCATTCTGTCACCCGAACCGTAATTGCAACATTGGCCGGATCGATGAATAAATATCGGTCAAACCATGACGTGTTATCGCTGAAAAGCGCGTCGTTTTTAAAGTCGATGAATTTTGTCGCGCCGCTGTCCAGCGATAACGTGACGGCCGCTTCGCCCTCCGTTTCCGGGTCGATAACCATTTCGAGCGTCGCCACGGAGTCAAAAAGTATCTGCGGCGTCAGGGATATAGAATCAATGTCGCATACGAGCGACTGAATAGTCGCGATACCGAACGCGGGCGCGATCGAACCGGCCAGGGTCGCGCTTCCCGCTATGTCAATATCTGTTTCAACGTCGTCATCTTCGCCATCGCTATAGGTAACGGTCATAGTTCCGTCTACGCCGGAAAACATTTGCATAAGCCGGTTGACAAAGAGCGTGGCAAAACTGTTAGCCTGGGCGATGAGCTCCGATCGCTCCGCCGCGCTGCGCGCCCGAACGTCAATCACCACGTCCAGCATGGTCGTCACCGGCTGCGCGACCGTGAAAAAATATGACGCGGGTATCTCGGATGTGTATATCGTCCCGCTCATAACTACATGACGCGCATCGCCGAGATTTTGGGCATTGATAAATTCCAAGCGTTCCGAAAGTATTTGAAAAATTTGCGCGATGTCCTCCGCCGTCGCAAGAATGCCATTTGGCACCAGAACAACCACATTATACCCGCTCGCAGGGACCGGCACCGGATCGATTATAGCCGTAGCGGTCGGGTTGACGTACATCCGGGCGTCCGCGTATATCGTTTTCAACGCCGTTTCAACGGCAACCGAGCCGCTTTGCGATCCGTATTCCGTCTTTTCCGCCGTGACGCGGTTTAGATACGTCGCATCGCTTTCCGCAGCCGCGCCGTTTAAAAACGGCAGCGTATTTTTACCGGATAAATCGGCGTATCCCGTAATGGTAAATGTTCGGCCCGCCGGGATATTACCGCCGATCCCCGTTTCGGTACAGGTGACGAAAATATACGCCGTCCCTTCGCCGGGTACGACGAACGACGACACACCTACGGAATAAGATTGACCGCTCGACGCGATAACGAGCGTATTTAACGCAATGGCCACGGCATCCGGTGACGAATTAGTGACGAGAATATACCCGGACGCGGCAACCGCGCCCCGCCGAGGATTGTTTGGGTTCAATAAGTCGATCATTGCGCCCACGGGCGACATCATCGCGGCAAGCGTTTCACCGATAAACTGATCGATAAGCACGTCGCCCCGCGCGAACATATTTGCAAGTATAAGCTCGGGCGGATTGCCGGGACTAAACACGATCGACGACGGCGCATTATCAATAATGTTTGCAAGCGCGTCTTCAAATGTGAGTTCGGTATATATTCCGTTTGTGATTGGCATCTAGTCCACCGTTATTATCCCGTTTTCGTACGTGATCGAAAACGGATTGTAGTATTTCGTTACGATGCGTTTAACGTCCGCGATCTTGTCGGCCGTGCTTTGCGACAATTTCCACACCAGCGGATTGCGCCCGTAGGAGCTATCGGCAAAATTTCCGCCCTGCTCGCATCGGCACTCGCTCATGGCATCCTGTTCAAGCGACTGCAAGCCCGCCACTTGTACCACTAGGCCGGTGGTCGCGTCAACTATAATATTCCCGTCACTGTCAAGTTGAAAAGCCATAACCCCGCCTTAGTCTAATTGATGTTTAAGTGACAGCGCCGCGAGCGGCCACGCGGGCGCGGGCGGCGTGCCGGAAAACGGCGAAATGCCGCCCGTGTCCACGGGACCACCGGACGGCGGCGTTCCGGTCGCCGCCCATTGATACAGCGCAGTGATCGCCGCGTCTACCGATTGCGCCCATGTCGCCACGGATTCACCCTTTAGCATGTGATTTCCGCCGTCGCCGAGCGTTACCAGTCCTTTTATCTGAGTGAGCGCCACGGAAAAAACGAGTATTTGCGCGAGTGACGCGATAATGAGCGGAAACGCCCCGCCGTTATCGTTGAAAATCATTTGCGTTGATTGCGAAAAATCATTTATTCCCTCGGCGCAAATTACCGTATCACCAACCGTCGGCACCAAACCGCCCAGCGGCAACGCTTCGATGTCCGGCGCGTCTGTCCCATCCACGCGGGTATAAAGCGGCGTCACAAAAAACGTTCCCGGCGTCACTCCAACACTTTTTATCGTCGCGGCGTATATCATAACGTCAACCCGTAAACAGACGATTCCAAAATACCGTCAATACGCATTTGTGAAAGCAACCAATTATTCGTTGCCGTGACTTCGCAACACAGTTCTTCGTCGTTGCGTATCATCGCATACCGCAAAATGTAAGCGTCATATGACGCGGGAACGAGCGGGCCGAGCTTCGGAACGGCCGTTTTGAAACCCTCGAATAACGCCGATTGACTGTCATTGTACAAGGTCACTTTGTCGAATAGCGCCGCGTTGAAAATCGGTGTCTTAAATTTTACGTTTGCGTAATTCTCGACGCCGACGCCCCACATAAGCGCCGACATGCCATAACCGAGAAATGAAAACCGATTCGCCGACACAAGCGCACCGACGGTCGAGGGGGCCGAGCTTTGCGAATAGAAAGAAATTATTTTGCCATCGATCTTATACAGAATTTTATTTTGCAGACAAATTTCATCCAAAATTTTAGCAAGCGTTGACGGTTGAAATAGTCGCCCGCTTACCGGCGGCGCAACCGCAACGCCCGGCGCAAATGAGCACACGTAGCCGAGTTTAGCCCCGAGCGCTAATAATTGCGTACTGAGCGGTAATAGGGTTGAAAGTTGAAAACCGAGTTCCTTTTTTACGATCGTATCGTCGAACGACGCACCGCGAATATACAACGTCGCGTTCGTTCCGTAGGCGTCCGGCTGCAATACGGCCGAATAGGCGACAAAGGAACGGTTGACCGTAACGAGCGCCGACGCGCGTTCAACCACCACGGCCGTCATAATCTTGACTTGCGGGTTCGCGATTTTGTCCGCGAGAAGCGAATCAGCGAGCGATACGGCATAATCAACCGATACGCGGGAAATAAGCTCGGACGGCGGCGACGACACGGCCGCGTTCAACGTCATTTTCAGCGCCGCGCCGAGCGGGACGCCGTTATGCTGAACGGTATAACTGTATTTACACGAGTAGATGTTCGGCGGTGTGAGCGCCACCACGTCGGAGGGCATATTCAGATAGGCGTAAATAAGCGCCTCCACATCGCCCCACCGATCGGAGCTATCAGTCATATCGGCGATGATAACGGGCGTGCACACAATCGATGTAGGATAAAAAATTATCATACGTAGTCGATTCTATACCACACGGTATTGGTATCAAAAATATCGCCCGATGGAATCGCGCCCGTCGAAAACAGCCCGCAAAATATATCACGCCCAGGGAGCGCGTAAACGGTCGCTTTATACACGGGCGCGCCGGTCGTCGCGTCATAGATTTTAACCAAATAATTCCCGTCGTCGTCGGTGCGGGCGTATTCCCAAGCCGCAATTTCTCCACCTGTGCATTGTATGGCGTTCTGTGCGCCAACGGCGGCCGGTTGGAATTGAAAAAGCGTCGTTATGAGCGCTTGCGTTATGTCTAGGAAATAGCTCAGAACATGCCCCCGAGATTCGAGCCGCCGTTCGGGGCCGCGACCTCCGTCGCAACGGTGAGCGCCGCGCCGAGTGGTGACGACAAGTCACGCATTGAAAACTGTTCGCGCAGCCGTACCGTCATCGCCACGCCCGCCTCGCCCGCGTTATGCGGCGGGCTGATTTCTTCGATATACCACGCCGAGGATAAATACGGCGTCGTTTGCTGCAATACACCAAGGGGAATATATGAACCGAGTATCATAATCGGTTTCATATAATTTTTCATTTGATTCAAGACCGAGATACACGATGCAACATATCCAACCGCCAGGCCGGAAAGGTTCGGGAGCACCGCGCCAAACGACGCGAAAGAGTTAGCGACCAAGGCGGCGTTATTCAAAACAATTTGAATAACGCGAAAAACGCTTTGATCGCGCGACGCGGGGATGTCCGACAGAATAATGTCAAGGTCTATGGTTGACGGTTCAATCACCGACCGGGCCTTGAATTCGCCCGCTTGCGTTAAATGGCCGGGGAGCCGAACAGACGCACGCGCCCGCTCGTTCGGAATCTCGCACATGCAAAACGTCGGGACGGGTGCGTCTGATGTCGGCAAACCGATTATGAGCGCAGAATTAAAAAGATTCGTAACCGCGCCGCTAATTAGACTGGAAATATTAATTGATATCGCCATTATTTCCCCGCCCTCGGCGTGTCACCAGAAATCACCGTCATCGCTTTTTTCACATTCGCCAAGCTCGGGCTTTTCACCAGGTCGTCAAGCGCCGCCTTCACTTTCGGAATGGTTGTTGATAGTGAATTGAGTGTGTTAATGGTCGCGTTTATAGCTCCGGCGAATTTCAAACCGGTATCGTACAACGTGATTTGCATTTTATTAAAATTCGCGGTCATGCCGCGTACCGCGCCGGTGCTTTTTCCCGCAATCGTAGCCGTCTGCGTTTCTTCGGTGTCCGCAAACCAAGCCGCGTTACGCTGCGCCGCGCGCTGTCCTTTCGTCATACCTTGAATTTCGCCCGCGTAGTTTCTCAATAATGACGCTTGCAATTTCTGTTTGATCGACGGCGGGAGCCCTTGAAAGCCGCTTGATAGCTGCCCGAGCATCCAACCTTTATCCGTGCCGGTCGATTCCCAGTCACCCGCGCCCACGCGGGCGAGCGCGCGCGTATCTTTTTTATTGATGAGTTTATTAATCTCATCGGCAAGCGGTTTCTGAATTTTGCCCATCGAACCGGATACCGCGTCAATGAACATAGCCCGCTCATTGCGGGATAACGGGCTGCGCGTGGTGATTCTCTCGCCATAATACGCCGCCGCCGCGTTGCGCGTGGTAAGTTGATGAAACGCGGCTGTCGCCTGTTTCGCCATATCGATGGAATTTTTCGCCATTGAAAGCGTGCTATTAGCGATAGATGCGATACCCTCCGGCAACCGGCCCAAACTTACACCTAGAACAGAAATGCCTGATAAGGCCGTACCTATCGCAGACGTAACGCCGGAAATAGTCGCAGCCGGATCAAGCGACGACGCGGCGCTCGCGATATTTTGCGCGCCGCTTTTGAATTTATCAACCGCCTTTCCGAATTTTTTCTCGCTTATATCTTTCTTTCGGTCGGCATCTTTGGATGCGGGCGATTCTTTGGGCGCGGGTGCCTTGCCCCGCCCCTTGTCGCGCCATTCCTTTTTTTGGCGCGCTTTTTCCGCCACCGGGCCGGGTTTGGCGGTATCGGGCGTCACTTTTACAACCTGCTTTTTCTTTGACAGGTCGCCGCCCTTTTTTCGTATTTTTTCCATTGTGGCAAGAACAAGGTTTTGTCCCTGCATCCCGAGCGTTACCAGATAATTGTCAAGTTGCGGCATATCCACCTTCACGCAAAAAAACATCCCATAGCCGCCGGGCCTCGTCGCTATCTATATTCTGCGCCTCGGTATATGACAGGACGTGATAAACAATCAACAAGTCAAAATCAATCAAAGATACGGAGTAAAAAAAAACCTGTCCGCGACGTTTGACAGTAAAATAATCGCTTCTACCGGCAAATTAGATAAGTCGGTTTTGCACGGTACGCCGCCCGCAAGAACGCAAAATTGCGCCGCGAGCGTTTCAAAAGCCGCCATCGCTGAGCGCTCGCGCGCCCGTGCAATTTGAAGGCTATTTGTCGGCTTTTTGATTGTATAAACCACGCCGTCGTAACGCACCTTGATCGCGTCGGCGCTGTATTCCACCACGTCGGCGATAGCACACGTTGACACGCGCTTTTTCTTAACGTCAAGCTCGGGCGCGTTCGACGCGATTATGTCAATCCAGGCGCGTTCTTCTTCGGTCGGGTCGTCGGTCGTGCCGTCGCCGATGATTTTACTATCGGCGTTGACGACCTGTAAACGCGCCTGGGATATTTTTGGCAGTTCAAAAGTCATAGCTTATATCTCGTTGTCCGTGCTCGGATCGATTTCGGCCACGTCCTCGAAAGAGATTTCGGCCGTCACATAACCGCGATCGCGCCCGACACCGGCGAGCGGCATTTTCGTGAAATAACAGTTTTTGTGCCGGTGGATACGCGCCCCCTCGCTTGACTGCGTGTTGTACGCATAATAAAAGTCAAAATCAAAAATGGTTTGTATTTTCGCCTGGCCCCACGACTTTAACAAGTCCAGATTGTCGCCAAGTAAAAATTTCACCTCTCGAGTACCGGCGCGGGGAATTGACAGAATAAGCACGCCCCGCGATCCGTCAGCGGCCATGTGTCGCTTGCCGCGTTCGGTATCAAGCGTTATATCGCCGAGCAAATCCTCTTCGTTATACATGGTTTCGCCGCCGAAAGAAATTGATTCCCCGGTCAGTTTCGCCGTGAACGTCGCCACGCATTGACCGATGACGACGGTCAAGGATTCCTGGGCGTTTGCCGCTCGAGCGGCCGGGACGCGCCATCGCCGGGTGATCCCGAGAAAAAACGCCACTATCATCATTCCGATTAAATACAAGTATTTCATGATTGCACCCCTTTAGTTAAAGTTGAACGCGATGGTGTAATAATGTGTCGCGGCATACGGCTTGATTGTCGCGATAATAGCGCCGACGGGAATGACGCCCTTTGATTGCCACGTCGGGTCAAGCGCCGCAATCTGCGCCGCTGATTTCGTAATAAGCGTATAAGCGGGCGTTCCGTCCTCATTGGAAAGGATCGCCCCGGCCTTCCATAGCGTGTCAAGCGCCGCGCGTGTAAGGGCCGCAACCTCCATGACGCCGGTGTAGTCGCCCGGTACGCCGGTTCGTCCCGCCGCGATAAGCGCGTTACGCGGCGTAACAACGCAATAGTCATTGATGTAATCAATGGCTAATTGCGTCTCAATCTGTAAAGTCGTTGGCGGGTTAACGTCGTCATTCAGAAATGTGTCATAAACGAAATTGGCCCCGCCCTGATCTTTCGCACCGTTATATTGCGCCAGGGAATTGAGCGCGATATAGGCCCGCGTCGCTGCGCTGTACGTGTCACCGTCCACGCCCGTAAAATCATGAGCGTCCGACAGGGAACCGATCGACCGGGCGATACTGCCGCCATAGAGCGCGTGAACAAGGGCCGCGAGCAACGGATTATGATACACCTTGACGCCCTTCGATACCTCGGTGTAGGCGTTCGTGACAAGTGTCATGGTTCTATCGGCGGTGAGTAGTTCGCCAGGATCGCCGGAGCCGCCCGCGATGAGTAATTCGTCGGGGAGGGTGCCTTCATCTTCCATCGTCCACGACATAATAAATATTTTCGCGGTTGCGTCGGTACACCACGCGGAGGCGACCAAACAATCCGCGAGATACGCTTCGGCGTCGTCCAGGCCGTTTGTCTGCGAGCCCACGTTCAAAATCGACCAGTTGCGCGGGTAGTAATTCGCCTTGTTCAGCATCGCGGAAGTGAGCACACCGCCGCCGGTCGGAAGGATATAGACCATATCCGGCACGATCGAACCGCCGAAAACGGTGTTTAAAAACTGCGCCGTACCGTAGGCCGTCGGGTTATCTTCGATAAAAGCCGTCACCATGTCGGCAGTGACCGCTATCAAGCCGGTCTGCGCGTTGGGAGTGTAGCCGGTTATAATCTCGCGCGTGGCGAATACAATCCGGCGCGGCAAACTGCCAATAAGGCCGGTAGTGGTGCTGCTCGATATAGTGATAAATTTTGCGTTTGACATTGTTATTTACCTCGCTTTTATTTCGACAGCCATAAATTAAAATGATTGAAATATATTTTTAAATTGCGGATATAAGTATGTCTTTAAATCTTTTAAAGTTAGAGCCTTATTATTAGAACCCCAAAAATTTTCGAGCGTGTCGCTATCTTTCCAGCCTTCTCTTTCTAATTTTTTCACCACTTTATCTTGTATAATTCTTAATTCGTCGCGTTCTCGCTCCGTTATATTCCGCGCCGTCGCTGCCCTGCGGCGCACCATTTCCCGCGCCATGTTTTTAACCGTGATTGCAATTTCGATGTCAGTCATTTTAGATATCCTCATGTAAAGAGTGTTCGATAGTGTCAATAACGTTATCCACCGTTATTTCCTCGCCGCCATGCACACTTGATACAAACGTCGTCACGGTCTGACAGTCGAAAACAAGCCCGCGTTGTAAAACCTCTAGCCCGCCCTTGAATTTGAATTCCGGCGTTTCGTTGTGTGAAAGGACGGTTGCGATTCCATTCCATATAAAACTTTCGGGCGACGTTATAAGCTCGCGCGCCTTTTCATACGGGTCAAATAACCGGGCGTCGTTCGTTTCGTCGTCCGGCGCGGCGGTGAAAAAATTAAGTATATACTCAAAATTGGTCAACACGCCGGACACCGACGACGCGAACGGTTGGCGATACGTTACACGATACGCCGATTGAAAATATGGATACGACGCGCCTTTCGGCACCGCGCCGTATTTATACACACGGGGCGCGGTGCCGCTTTGCGACGCGAGCGCCCGATTAAGCGCCGCGTTCATCGCGTAGTATTTTTCAATGATCGTCGCCATTATTCCACGTCCGCCGGTGTTACTCGTATTTCATCGCACATAGCCACGACCGTTCCGATAGGGTTTCCCGATTCGTCCTCGTACGCCGGGATAAAAGACCATGAAAGCACCCGCCATTGTTTCCCGTCGGCGTCGATCCGTTCGGGGCGTTCTTCCAGCGCTTCGGAAATAAGAATTGAAACGCCCTCCCGGACTTCAATGCCGCCTAGTTGCAACCGTTCAATATCTTTCGGTTGAAGCGGTTTTATCGATGCTTTAAGCGTCATCGATACCGGCGTCACGGTTGCCGATCCGTCGTCCTCCGGCGTGAGCGTGTTATAAATCACATCGCAAGTCGTGTCCGCGATTCGCCGCGCAGCCATACTTTGCAAGCCGCGCAGCATCATAGTTCTAACCCTAAAAGAATCGCTTGACGGCGCTCCGTGATTCGCCGCCGCCATCGCTCGGAATCGTTCCCCGCAAAATTCGTTGACGTGCCATTTTGGCTGATTGACGAAATTTCCGGGAATTTATTATCAAGCGAAAGTAAATGACATGC